AAATCTATCTGGTCAGTATGATTTTTATTACCAAGGAGAAACTGTTGGTATTGATAGAATAGGAGAAGTCCTTGATGTTGCCGAAATGTGCGGAGTCGTGGAAAAAGGTGGCGCTTGGTACACCGTGGAAGGGGAGCGGCTACAAGGTAGAGCAAAAGCCGTGCAGTTCCTTCGTGATAATCCAAAAGTGGTAGACAAATTGGTTAAGGCTATTGATGCCAAATCTTAATGAGTTTATACAGAATAAAGATCCAGAGCCAGGTCTAGATAAGATAGATGAGTCTAGACCGTGTTCTAAATGTAATAAGGATTCTGAATTTTACTATTGGAATCAGCAAACTTTAGAAATGACTTGGACTTGCCCAGACGGTCATAAAAATTTGTATAGGATAAATTAATGTCTGAAAGATCAGAAGCAAAACGTGATGGAGCAAAGCAGCAAAAGAACAGCGGTAGAGGCGATTACCAAAAAGGTGATGCAATATGGAAAGGCTTTGTTGTAGATTATAAAGAGTCTGGTAAGTCTGTGGCGGTGTCAAAAGAAATGTGGGCTAAAGTATGCACAGATACATTTAAAGTAAGCAGAGCATACTATCCTGTACTAAAATTAGTAATAGGCGAAGATAATAGCAAGACAAGATTAGCAGTAATTGAATGGTCATTACTGGAACAGTTAGTAGAAAAGTGGCACGAATGAGAGACATATTTATGACAACATTAGTTGGAGCTGTTGTGGGCGGAGTATTTAGCGCATTTAAACTTCCCATTCCAGCCCCTCCAGTATTTGCTGGCCTTATGGGAATTGTTGGACTCTGGATCGGGTACGCTATAGTTACAAAGGTATTAGCATGACAGAAAAAAATACTCTTGAATTAATCAATGATATAACAGAGTTCAATGATCTACATGAGTACATGAAGGATGAACAGCTTGATAAAGCGCTTGCCATTGTGGTAAAGCTTCTACTTAACCCAGATGTTCCAGCAGCAAAAGCACCACATCTTATTATTGAATTACAGGCAATGTCTACAAAGTTTTCTATGCTAGCCTCAGTATATTCAACAATTGCTAAGGATAAAGCTGGCACAGTAAACAACAATAAGAAGAATATATATTATTCAGCGAAGGAGTCGATAGACAAGCTTGTGGATGCCCTCAAGTATGTCGTTCGTTATAATGGCTAGAGACATAGTAAAAAATTTAAAGTTTAAAAAGTATGAGGGCAAGTTTGACCCTAAAGAGTTTGCTAAGATGCTTGATGAAGCCTATCTTGCTACAAAACGTGCAGATGGAGAAATGACTAAGTATACATTTAGTCCAAGCAGCTTTGGATATGGTAATGGTAATTGTCCGAGATACTGGTATATGGCTTTTAGCGGAGCAAACTTTGTAGATAGCAATGACTCTCAGGCTGTTGCAAATATGGCTCAAGGTACTCAGGCCCACGAAAGAATACAAGGTCTTATTGAAAAAATGGGAGGTCACATAAAGTCAGTACAGACTGAAATGGAAATTAAGAATGAATATCCTCCTATCCGTGGCTTTATAGATCTTGTAATTAATTGGGATGATGAAGAAATTCTTGGAGAAATAAAAACTGCTAAGCAAGAGGTTTGGGATACAAGGCAGGCAGAAATGTCACCATCAGCAAACCATATGCTTCAGTTGCTCACATATATGAAGCTTCGTAATGTTAAAGAAGCATTCTTCTTGTATGAAAACAAAAATACACAAGAGATACTTATTATTCCGATACAGATGAATGATAAAAACAAAGAGCTTATTGATAATTTATTTGTATGGCTATGTGAAGTTTATGATAATTATAAGGATGGCGGGCTTCCAATGAGGCCATTTCTAAAAACAAGTTATGCCTGTAAGGGTTGCCCGATTAAAAAAGAATGCTGGTCTGGCCCTACAGGGGAAGTTCAAATAGAACCATATGAGGTGCAGAAATAATGATTTGTGCTAATAAAGAATGTGCAAAAGACTTTGAGGCAAAGACGCATAATCAAAAGTACTGCTCAGATGAATGTTGCCGTATTGCTACTAATCGTAGAATCATGGAAAAATATTATGAGAAGAAGGCAATTAGAGGCGGAGCAAAAAGATCTTGCAAAAAATGTAATGCTAGATTAAGTAGATACAATGAATCAAGTGTATGTTCTGGTTGCCAAAAAAAGATTGATATAAATCAAAAGAACAAACTGTTAAGGATGATCGATGAGATTGGGTGAATTAATTAAGACTAAAGCCAATAGGGTTTTAGGTATAGATGCCTCCACTAATTCGGTTGCCTTTTGCCTTATGGAAAATGATAAACCAATTAAATGGGGCAAGGTAGAATTTTCTGGATCAGACATATATGAGAAAATACATGATGCTAAAGTTAAAATGCATGCCATGCTAGACGAATTAAAGTCTGACTATATTGTTGTAGAAGGTGCGGTGTTTGTCAAATCCCCAGATGCCGTGATAAAATTGTCTTATGTATACGGTGTCGTCATTGCTGAGCTTATGTCTAGTGGGGCTAGTGTTATTACTATTTCTCCTACATCTTGGCAGGCTTATATTGGAAATAAGAACCCAACAAAAATGGAGAAAGATAAACTTAGATTTGAAAATCCAGGACATGCTGACTCTTGGTATAAAGCAAAAATGCGGGAGATCAGAAAGCAAAGGACTGTAGATTACTTTAATAATAAATATAATTTGCAGTTAGATGATTTTGATGTGGCAGATGCATTCGGCATTGCACACTATTCCAATACAGTATTGACGGAGCGATGAAGTTATATAAAAGTAAAGACTGGCTTTACAGACGGTATGTTGTGCAGAAAAAAACTATGGAAGAAATTGCCAAAGAATGTAACGTTACTACCATGACAATTTATCGTGCCCTAAAAGATAATGGACTTATAAAATGATTCTAAATAATTTTAGATATTTCTGTGCTACAAAAGAAAGCTATTCACAAATAAATCAAGACCTATTGGCATTGTTTTGTTTTGGTAACAAGCCAGGATATTTTGTAGAGTTTGGAGCGTGTGATGGAGTATATCTTTCAAATACATTCCTACTTGAAACTTATTATGGGTGGCAAGGCTTATTAGTAGAGCCCTCCAAACATTATAACAAAATACTTCCTTCAAAAAGAACGGCAAAGATAGACACCTTGTGTGTGTCAGATAAAAGCGGGGATCAAATAGAATTTGTAGAAGTAGAAAATTTTGAAGGTCTTTCTGGGATAGCAGAATATGCATATAATGATGTTCATACTGAGACAAGAAAGCACAATGGAAACAACTATATGGTAGACACCATATCTTTAAAAGATTTGCTTGAGAAGCATTCGTGCCCAGAAACAGTAGACTATTTATCAATAGATACAGAGGGATCCGAATACCATATACTAAATTCGTATGACTTCTCAACCAAATTTAATCTAATTACAGTTGAGCATAATAATACATATACAAAAGACTTGATTGCAGATCTTTTAACAAGTAAAGGATATGTAATGATAATGCCAGAGGAATCAAAATGGGACAGCTGGTTTGTTTCAAAAGACTTATATGATAGGATATCTCAATGAATATAGTCTATACTGGTGGTACATTTGACTTGTTTCATTCAGGGCACGTTAATCTTTTAAAGAGATGTAGAGAAGTTGCTGGCGTCGATGGTAAAGTGGTAGTCGCTCTTAATACAGATGATTTCATATTTCAATTCAAAAATAAAAAGCCCATATGCAGCGAACAAGAAAGGCTAGATGTTTTGCTAGCCTGCAAATATGTAGATGAAGTTGTCATGAATGTCGGCGGACAAGACTCAAGGATTTCAATAGAAATGGTAGGACCTAATTATATAGTCGTTGGATCTGACTGGGCCAAAAAAGATTATTATTCACAAATGTCTTTTACTCAGGAATGGTTAGATGAAAGAGGAATAGGTCTTGTTTATGTGCCTTATACTCAAACTATATCGTCTACAAAAATTAGAGGAAGAATGCAATGAAAGTACAAGGGTATCTAGTATGTTGGGACGATTACTATGATAATGTATTAGATATTGATTCTCAGTTTAAAGCTTCTGGACTTAATTTACAAATTATTAATTCTGGTACACCAAGAGAAGGATGGAATAATCTCGGAGACATAAGATACTATAGGCAGTTCTACTATGCATTAAAAGATTTTGATTTTAATAATGACTATATGTTATTTATGTGCGGAGATATAAGTTATTCTGATTGGAATAGTGTTATTAAAAGATCGCTACATGTGCTTTCTATTTACGAAAATATAGGTCTGTACGCTCCACATTTTACAAATGATGCATGGGGATTTAACTCTACAAATTTAAAAGTTTCAATCCTGGACAACAATCTCTCTATTGCCACAAATACAAATGGGATTATGTTTTTTATGCACAAAGATATCGTAAAGGACATGTTAGACTTCTTTAACTATTTTGAGCAAAAGCATGGCTGGGAGGGCATGGTATCTGGATGGGCTATTGATATTGTACATTCTTCTTTAGCCATATCAAAGGATAAAATAATTTTAAGAGATAGCAAAAATTTAATAACTCACCCCGTCGGATCGTCTTATAGTCATGATAAAGCTACAAACGAAACCATAAAAATATTTGAAACGTTTAAAGAGTTTTCAGAAAAAGATAGTCAGACTGTAAATAAAATATATGCAAGAATGTCTCATGACAAGAACTGTATGGATTTAAATTCATTTTATGGAAAAGATTTTGACTTGACTAAAAATAAAATAAGTATTGATTACCATATTATATATATAAATGATGAAAGAAAATCTAATAGAAAAGATATAGACTCTTATTTAAATGGAAATAAACATAATATAAAATCATTAAATGCTAGAAATGAAATAGAAAAAGAAAGCTTTTTTAATGAAAATAAAGATTTTAAATTAGGCTGGGACTCTTTTAAAATTGGTGAACTAGGAAATTTTGCTAGCCATTACCTTGCTTGGAAATATGTAGATGAAAATAATCTTGACAGCCTGCTAGTTTTTGAAGACGATGCGAAAATAAATAATTCTTTTATAGATAAATATAATTTGTTTTTAGATTTTTGCCCCAAAGATTATGATATATTTAGTATCTTCGTGCACCCCAACCAGTTCCCAAGATTTAATCATAATGATATAATAAATCCTTGTATAGCAAAAGGATATCAAGACTGGTCTACTTTATGCTACGTAGTTTCAAATTCTGGAGCAAAAAAGCTTTTGAAGTATGTAAAAGAAACAGGAATGGACTACCCGACAGACTGGTTCATATTTAGACATGGTTCAAAAGGTATATTTAATGTTTACACATTCCAGCCAGAAATCGCTGGCGGGATAGAGATTGATGATAAATATCAGTCTCAAGTTCAATAGGAGCGGATATGTTAGAGCCCGTATTTCCAGACTCAAAACAATTTGAGTGCCAGGATTTATATTTACTTACTGTAGGTACAGAAGCAGGAAAAGAAATTTGGAATACCTGCCATGAAATTGCACATATGCTGGTCAAAAAGAATATTGCCTACGGCAATTCAGCCCTTGACCCTGTTCGTATATTTTCAAAGGCGGGACCAAGAGAACAACTCCATGTCAGAATTGATGACAAATTAAATAGACTTATGAAGGGCACAGATTATCCAGGAGATAATGATATTGACGATTTAATTGGATATTTAGTTTTATTAAAAATAGCCAAGCAAATTCAAGACTGATTTTAGTCAACTAAGATGGTATAATATCTATATATGGACATTGAATTAGCTGATCATTTTGATCGCATGAACAAGGTAGTTGAAGAACTACTTAAAGGTAACAATCCAACTCAAATCGCCTCTATAACTGGTTTTAAACGTGCAGAGGTCTTAGGGTATATAGACGAGTGGAAAGAGGTCGTTAAAAGCGATTCTGGAGCTCGTGACAGGGCAAAGGAAGCCATATCTGGAGCAGACCAACATTACGCCATGTTAATAAAAGAGGCCTGGAAGACCGTAGAGGATGCAGATCAAGCAGGACAATTAAACATAAAAGCAACGGCATTAAAACTAATTGCAGATATTGAAGGTAAAAGAATTGGGATGCTACAAGAGGTTGGCTTACTTGATAATCAAGAGTTGGCTTCGCAGGTAGCAGAAACAGAACGCAAACAGGATGTTCTAGTTAAGATTCTAAAAGAAGTTACAGCAACATGTCCTAAGTGTAAGATGGAAGTTGCCAAGCGTTTATCTCAAATAACAGGAGTTGTTGAGCCAGTTGTAATTGAGACTGAGGAAGCTAGTGGATCTTAATTTCAATGATCTAATTGATATCCTTGATGGTGAGGAATTCGATGAGAGGCCAGTCGATTTAAAGACATTTGTTACTAGTCCAGATTATCTTGGCCTTCCACCGCTTTCTGAATATCAATACACATTAATTGAAAAAAGTTCTCAAATATATAAAGAGTCTACTCTTATTAAACTTTTTGGGGAAGACGAAGGTCGTCGTAGGTTTAAGCAAACCTGCAATGAAGTAATTGCACAATTAGGTAAGGGTAGCGGAAAAGACTACTGTTCAACTATAGCAGTATCTTATATGGTATATCTATTGCTCTGCCTCAAAGATCCAGCAACATATTACGGAAAACCTCCTGGAGACTCTATAGATATTCTTAATATTGCTATTAACGCTCAACAGGCCAACAACGTTTTCTTTAAAGGGTTTAAAACTAGAGTAGATAGATCTCCTTGGTTTATTGGTAAGTATGAGGCTAAGGCATCTGAAATGAAATTTAATAAAGCTATAACAGTTCATTCTGGCCACTCGGAACGTGAAGCTTGGGAGGGGTATAACGTAATAGCAGTTATCCTAGATGAAATTTCAGGTTTCGCTACAGAGAATACGACTGGGCATGACCAAGCAAAAACAGCAGACGCTATCTATGATATGTATCGTGGATCTGTCGTATC